GACCAATAAGATGATTCACCTACATCAGCACGAACATTTAACCAGGTATCCTTCAATTTACTGAAATCAAACATGATGATCTGTTTTTGTGTTTCTTCTACAGGTGAGCCATCTATATTCATCTGCGGTTCTTGTGTCATTGGGTCAATCTTTGGTACTTTCACATCCATTGGTAATGGTCTACTACCGTAATAAGTACCCATCATATCAAGTAAAATCTCGCCAATATCCTCAATCCATTGGTATAAATTCGCTTTAGGGTTTTCCAAAGGAATGGCAGCACTCTTTTGTACTGCAATAATCGCTGAAGTATTATCTGGTCTAACGTTACCTAATGAAGTATCGTTAATTCCTAACATTTCCTTTGTCTTCTCTATCGCCAATTCGAGAACTTGTACGATTTGACCACTCATATTACCAGGTTGTAAGTAACCTGCGACTTTACGAATATCTTGTTCAATGCCTGTACCGTAAATTGGAACAGCTGTACCAATCTCATTGTTCCATTCAGGTAGGTAATCAGCGTTATACACTGCTTTAGGGAACGCTGTATTCATTAGATGATACATCACCATCGCAAACATACGGTTGATGAAGATTTGGTTTGGTAGAATCGCTCCGCATTGACTAATCCCATGATAAGAGTTCTTTCTACGTTCCCAATTCATCCACGCAACAGGATATTTACTCATGTCTGTTTGTTGTTCTTCATAGATATAAGTCTTTTCAGTACTCTTAGAAGCAAATACTCGTTCAACTTCTTGACCATCTACCATAACGGTTTTCTTTTCATACATGATGATCCATTGCGCTTTACCATAACCATCTGCATCTACTTCAATCTTTCCACTATCACCTGCTGCATCAGTCGTTGTGTTATCCTCTTGTACATCAGATTCAGTTTGTTTCATCTTAGACCAATACTGCTTTTCTTTCTGAAGGTTCTTAACCGTATCACGACCACTAATAATGATGTATGGTTGCGATTGCACATCTACGCTATTTGCATTACCAAAGTAAACGTTCGTACCATCGACTAATTCCATACAAATCTCACCAGTAATACCTGTGACTTGTTGACCATTTGACAGATTAACTACATTTCCATATGGCTTTTTATTTAGATCAAAATAAAAATGTGCTGCTCCATCGCCTGTATTGGCTGCATCGAACAACACATCTTTAATCTTAATATCCATTTTAAACTTCTCTAATAAGTTATTAACCTGTGCAGTAGCTAACTGACTATCATCAAACTGATCTATTCCCTCTGTACCTGTTAATGGTTCAAAGTGAATCTTCGCCTTACTAGCAGTCAATGAAGCGACTAAGAAGGTAATAACCCTACGTATGATATTAAATACAGGCTTGGGCATATTTTCAGCATCAACATTTCTCCATTGATCACCATTGAAGAATGCCCAGTTTGCATCGACCATATCATAGTAGTTTGGTTTTAATTGATTGTTGTATTTCTTTCCACTCTCATAGAGTTTCCAGGCTTTTGTTTTATCTGCCATTAGTTCACCTTCTTACGTGCATAAGCGATTGTTTCATCATATGCCATTAGATTATTGAAATCTTTTGCAATTACCTTTTGTTTCCTTCGTTGTTCTTCTAATTCGTGTACTTCGTCTGGTGTTTGTTCCTTGTTTGGCTTTGGTGTACTCTTTTTTCCTAAGATATACCCTGCACCTAAGAGTAGGAATAAACCAACCGTAGCGAATACACCACTAAAGAATAGAATCATCACATCACCACTTTGTAATAGATTTAATTTGAGGTTTCTTTCCTGTCAACTGCCTAACCATCTTCTCATGTTTCTCGGATGGTGTAAGGTTATCAGGATCATGTTCATGTTTCTTAAACTCTTTATGCTTCATCACTTCATCATTCAATGCATAGCGTACAGCATCTATACTATGATTGTTTAAATCAGGGAATTTCGCTTTGAAATTACCATTAGCATCTTTATCTAACTCATACGTTAAGAACTCTCTAGCAGTATCAGGGCAACGTATATCATCTATAATGATTTCTTCTAAGTCCTGTAAGAACTTAATGCCATACTCAACGCTATCTGGACCTTTCTTAGCACCTTTAACCCTCAACCCACGTTGCCTAAACTCATGTATAGACTTTGGTTCAGCGCTATCGGAAATAAGAAAGTCATTGTTCTTATTTTCCTCTTTAATATGTGCTATAGCTTGTGTATTGGATAATCCAACTTTGTATAGTTCATGGAATATATATAATCGTTTTTTCTTGCGCTCATAATGACAGACAACATAAGAAAATGGATCAATAGCATAACCGAAGTCAGCACCACGTTTAATATTCTCAAAGTTCTTTATCTCCTCATCTGTAATACGTTGTATCTTCACATTATCGAACACTTCGCCACCTGTACCTGTTACATTCCCTAAATACTCATGTTCATAAGCTAAAGGTTTTGTTTCTTTTAAGTGATTCGCTTCAATAATGAATTGTTCGCCTAGCCATTCAGTTGGAACAGTTAAGTAATTTGAATGATGAACTAAACGATCATCACGAGTTAATTGCTTTTCAGTATTCACCCAGTTATTTGCAGACTTTGGAGGATTGTATGAATAGAATACAGTAAACTGTGTACCACCACGCATTAATGATTGGTTAATCATCCTTATTTCTTCCATTCCTGCAAACTCATCTAATTCTTCATACCAAATGTACTTAGTGTACCCACGACTAAATTTGATACCTTTAATTCGTTTTGGTTTATCTGCTCCACGGTAAACAATTTTCTGTCCTGTAGGGATATATGTTAAGGATAAAGGTGATACACTCTCTTGCCAGTAATGAGATACATTCAAAGCGTGTATAGCCCATAGTAGTTGTTCATGTACTGACTCCCTTAACGTATCCTTAACCTTCCTTAACACGACAGCATTTGCATTAGGGTCTTTCATCATACCTAATATGATTTCAACACTGATGAATGAAGATTTAGTCGAACCCCTTCCGCCCGAAAACCAGAAGTGAGAATAGTTATTCTGTTTAATCTCTTTATGAATACTTCTAAATGATGGTGCAATTACTTCACTTAGTTTAATCATCTAGATCATCTACTATCGTTACACCAACATTACCACTATGTTTTACATTCTCCACAAAAGCAGCGTTTGTCTTAGCTATATACTCAGAAGCTTTCAAACGGTCTTTCATTTCATTTTCTTTATTTCGTAATACATTAGACCAAAACTCTTTTACTTCTAACATATTCGCTATTCTAGAGTTTCCTAATTGTTCATTACGCTCTCTAATATATTCTATTACCTTAACATTCTTTAACAGGCGACTTGCAGCTGCTTCTGCTACATTCCCCTTAGCTTTATATCCTGCTCGTTGATACGATTCAGAAGCATTACCTGTTTCGATATAATAGTCACAAAATTTCTTTTGCCTTTCTTCTAACATCTATCCCACCTCACACGCTAATCGCTTAAATAAAATTATCTTCGCCCCCACCTGCTTTATGAAGATATATCCCTGTCGCACTAAATGCGACTCACCAAATATAAAAAAAGAGAGTCCCATTCACTGGACTCCCAAAGTCAAAGCTCATATTAAATTGTCATGGTTCAAATAACATAAGTTTCATATCAACGGTAACACTACATAGGGTAACGATACATGATGAACTGTCAGGAAAATCATGTAAGGTAGAAAAAGTATTTTCCGATACTTCTCTACACTATTATTATAACACCTAATAAATGGAAATTCGTAACGAAATAGTAACGAAATTGTATCACTTAAAACAAACAGAATGATTTTGCCACTAATACAATAATATCATTCTTCTCGTTATAGTAATTATTTCTCCTAATGTCGATTTCCTCTATCACTCCATCATCAAAGCGACCATCTAAATACTTGTATTCCCATATTTTCTTTTGAATATCATTTAAACAATCGTATATAATATCTAACTTAGCGATAATTAACTCATTCTTCGCCACTTCTTCACGAATATACTCTTTCTTCAAATACATAGCTTCAATCGTGTTACTCACTTCTCCACCAGATGAACCCTCTCTTAGTTCGTAAGTAGGAGTTAGTTTTAATTCAGGTAATTCCATTTGTAAATTCTTAATCAATGCTTTTACTTTTCTATATGAGCTGATGATCTTTTCTGCTTTTCTCCTAATTGGAGTAGTTAATACTACTTCATCATAACTAGTTGTCATAACATTAGATTCCTCCTTTAGCTACATTAACTAAATGTTCGTACCTCTTTTTCATGATGTTTATTTGAGCTTCTACACTGATAAACGCATTTTTCCACCTTAACGCTTCTGCTTCACCTTCTGCTTCTGCCCTTCGCCATTCACTTGCTGCGTATTCTGCTTTATACTCTTTATCCTTTACCGTACCTTCTGGATCTAATGAGTAAACTGTTGCAATCGTTTCTCTGCGTTGTGCTTCACTCATCTTCCAATCTCTTGTAGCTGCTGCCCATAGTCCACCTAATATTTCTAATATCTGACCATAGATAGATAATTTATCCATTAATTGTTTAGGTAGTTCTTCATCAAGTCCATTCGCTTTCTTATATAACTCTGCTAATTTATCAGTCTTGCTCACCATATAATAATTCTCCTATTTCATAAATTGGATTAAAATCTTGAATTATCATTTCTTCACCAACCCAAGAGTAGTTTCAACTACATACTGGATTAACACTCGTTCATATGCTGTTAGATCATTCCATGTTCCCATTTTATTTACAATTACATTTACAATATCTTCTACTTTCATTTATCCAACACTCTCCACTTCTACTTCAATTCTTGGTTCATCGCTATACCACTTTCTAACAATTAATTCCACAATTTGCGAATCATCATTCCAAATGATTTTATTACACGCATCTAGTACGATTTTTGCGTAGTTATCACAATCAGGTTTAGTTACAGGTCTTAAATCCCCTTGTTTTGGCTTTTCTT